TGATCGGCGCAGAGGTGCAGCGCAGACGGTTGGAGATAGAAACGCTCAAGTGGACAACAGCGCGTAATCAGCCATTTGGCATCCGTGACAAGAAAGAAGATCAGCCGCAAGCGCAGACCTTCACGAGCAGCCGGGCCGGCGGTGACACTGCGGTTACAGGAGATGATGATGAGGTTCTACACTAGGGGTGAAATACCGTGTTAGCAATCATCCTGACTGACCGAGCTACGCGCGCGAGGCCTGTGATATGCGGCGAATGCATGGCTACGGCGGGTCTACAATGTATGCGTGACGTGCATGTCTCGCTAAGTGTTTGTTATTGCACGATTTGTAAATCCGATAAGGTCAATTATGTTAAATAAACGCCTCGATTTTGCCGATACGCCTACCCCCACCCCCCGCAGAACCGCCCGCCGATCCTTACCACATATAATACCCGTAGGGGGGATACATTGACATCCACACTCTCTCCAGATCAGCAAGCAGCGTTAGGCCATATCTCAGCGCTGCGGAGAGGCATCGTGGAGGGCGAGAGCGTTTCGGAGCAGTTAGAGAGCGCAGTGTTGCTTATTGACCTGTACGAGGCTATTCTGGAGCTGCATGGCATATTGATCTATGAGAACCAGTCGGAGGTACAGCAACAGTGACGCACATAGAGATACCGTATGACCCGAGGCCGTTGCAGATGAAGCTGCATAATGAGATGCAGGAGAAACGGTGGGGCGTTGTTGTGTGTCACCGCCGTTTTGGCAAGACAGTATGGGCGATTAATCATTTACTTAGGGATGCGTTTTTTTCTCAGAAGCCGAACCCCCGTTATGCCTATATGGCACCCACCTATCGTCAGGCGAAGAATGTAGCTTGGGATTATATAAAACATTTTGCAGGTGGTGTACCTAATGTGAAGTTTCACGAGACTGAGTTGCGGTGTGATTTACCTACGGGTGCTAGGATTTCTTTGTTAGGTGCTGAGAACCCAGATAGTTTACGTGGGATATACTTGGATGGTTGTGTCATGGATGAGGTTGCTGACATGCCTGAGAATGTGTTTCCTGAGGTGTTGAGGCCAGCGTTATCGGATCGCAAGGGGTTTTGTATCTTTGTCGGCACTCCTAAGGGGCATAATGCTTTCTATGATTACTATGAGCAGGCTGCGTCTAGTGATGATTGGTTAGCTGCTGTGTACAAGGCATCTGAGACAGGGTTGTTGGATGCGGAGGAATTGGAAGCTGCGCAGGCTATGATGACGCACGATCAGTATATGCAGGAGTTTGAGTGTTCTTGGAATGCGAATGTGCCTGGTGCGATTTATGGCAAGGAGTTGGAGGCTGCTACGTCTGAGGGGCGTGTAACGAAGGTTCCGTATGATCCGAGTGTTAAGGTGGATACTTGGTGGGACCTCGGCGTGGGAGATTCGACTAGCATATGGTACACCCAGACGGTTGGGCGCGCTGTTCATGTGATTGATTACTATGAGAATAGAAACCAGGGTTTGCCGCATTATTGTCAGATACTTAATTCTAAGGGTTACTTGTATGGTACGCATAACGCTCCGCATGACATTGAGGTGCGTGAGTTGGGGTCTGGTAAGTCTCGTAGGGAAGTTGCGTGGGACTTGGGTTTGAATTTCCGTGTAGTTCCTAAGCTACCTGTTGAGGATGGTATTCATGCTGCGCAGATGTTGATACCGCGTCTGTGGTTTGACCGTGAGAAGTGTAAGCAAGGTTTGGAGTGTTTGCGGCAGTATCATAGGTCTTACAATGACAAGACGCGTAGTTTTAGGGCTACGCCTGTGCATGACTGGTCTAGCCATGCTGCTGATGCGTTTCGGTATTTCGCGGTAGGGCTTAGAGAGAGTGGGCCGAGTATGAAGGCTCCACAGATGCAGGCGGTGATGGATTATGACCCGTTCGCGGCTTGAATATAGAACTGCCAAATATGGCGATGCGCATGATCTTGTGGAGATTTGCGCACGTTTCCATGCAGAAAGTTGGCAGAGCTTTGCGGATTATGATTATGAGAAAATGTATGGTTGGCTAGTAGAGCGCATAGATTGCGATGATACTGAGATATTCATGGCGTTTGATGGCGCAGAGCTTGTAGGCGTTATGGTTGGTTTGGTGTTTTGTTATCCATATAGTAATACTCTAGTCGCGGGAGACTATATCTGGTATGTTGCTCCTAAGTATCGTGGTGGCATGACTGGTGTTAGGCTAATGCGGATGTATGAGGAATGGGCGCGCGGTGTAGGCGCTGTTAATATAATGGCAGGAGTTACATCGGGCATTCGTATAGAAAGGGGCGCGCAGTTATTGTCGCGTCTAGGTTATAGTCCTGTTGGGACAATTATGCAGAAGGACGTTTAGTTATGGGTGGTTTATCAGGAGCGGCAACAAGCGGGGCAACTTCTACGGCTCGTGATCCTGCTGTTCGTAGGACGGGCGCAGAAAAAGGGACGCAAACGCGAGGTTCGTCACCCCGCCCACCTTCAAGAAAGCCTACAACAGCTGAACGCGCTGTTTATAGCGCAACAGGAAACCTTGCGCGTGATTTAACAATGGGTTTGTCCACGTTTGGTCAAAGCAAAGAGAGACAGGCAGAGACTTTGCGCAGCAAGGGTTATTCTGATGACGTTATTAAAAGTTACCAAGAGCGTTCAGCTGCAAGTATGGCGCGCGCTTTAGCAGAAGAAAAGAGGACGTCTAAAGACGACAAGCCTGCTGCTGTAACGTCTACTACAACAGACACAACAACTACTACTGGCACAACTACGACTGCGCCTCCTAGGCCTGACGTGCCAACAACACCCACCCCTCCACCTGCTCCACCCGATATTGGAACAGATACGGTAGTAGATACGGGCGTAGACACGACATATCGTGGCGGTAATGTTGATGTTGGTGATGTTGTTGATAACCGCGTTGTGACGAGTGAAACAGAAGCGGAAGCGATTGAAAGCACTGGTAAGGGGCGCAGATCAACGATTGCAACATCTCCTAAGGGCTTGCTTGGCACTGGTAGCGCAACACGTCCACGTCGATCCCTAGTAGGCGGTGGGCTTATCAGATGATGTATCGCGCTAAGAATATTGCTGGTGAGATGGGTGCGAAGTCATCGCAACCCGCAAAGCGCCGTGCAGATATGACGGTTGATCCATTGGAGCGACTAAATCAAAAAATGGCTGGTCGCATGCAAGGTGGGGCTGTGGAAGGTTCTTCTAAGAAAAAGAAACGCGCTTCACTTATGAATAGTATGGGAATGATGTAATGGCACAAGTAAATCCGCTGATTACTCAGCTAGATCGCAGATATAAGACGCTGCAAAGCAAACGGTCAAATTGGGAAAAGCACTGGCAAGAGCTTGCGGATTACATGTTGCCGCGTAAGGCAGACATTACGAAGAAAAGAACGCAGGGCGATAAGCGCACAGAGCTTATCTATGATGGTACAGCTGTACACTCTGTAGAGCTTTTAGCGTCTAGTTTGCACGGTATGCTGACATCACCAAGTACGCCTTGGTTCTCTATGCGGTATCGTGATCCTTCTTTGCAAGGCAACGATCTGGCAAATGAGTGGTTAGAGACATGCATGGATCAGATGTACCAGGCATTTCATCGCTCTAACTTCCAACAAGAGATACATGAGCTTTACTATGATCTAGTGGTGTTTGGTACTGCTGCTTTCTATGTAGAGGGTGACAGGGATGGGCTGCGGTTCTCATCGCGTCATATTGCAGAGATTACGATAGCGGAGGATGCAAACGGTAAAGTTGACACTGTCTATCGCAAATTTAAGATTACAGCCCGTGCGGCTGCGCAACGCTTTGGCGAAGAAACATTGCCTCCGCAGATCAAAAAAGACTTACAGAATGATCCTCACAAGGAACATGAGATTATCCATGCAATTTATCCACGCGGTGAAACGAAGGGTAAGATTGCTAAGAATAAGCCAATAGCGTCTGTGTACTATCATGCGGATAGTCGTCAGCAATTATCAGAGGGTGGCTTTGATGATTTCCCATTCATGGTTCCGCGCTTTGTTAAGGATAGCGTAAGTACATATGGTCGCTCTCCTGCAATGAATGCACTGCCTGATGTTAAGATGCTTAACAAAATGTCAGAGGTGACTATTCGTGCAGCGCAAAAGCAGATTGATCCACCTTTGATGGTTCCTGATGACGGGTTTATGTTGCCTGTTCGTACCACCCCAGGCGCGCTAAACTTCTATCGCACTGGTACACGGGATCGTATGGAGCCTCTAAATATCGGCGCTAATAATCCGCTAGGTCTAAACATGGAGGAGCAACGTAGGAATGCTATACGTCAAGCTTTTTATGTAGATCAGCTGTTAATGTCGCAGGGTCCAGCGATGACCGCGACTGAGGTATTGCAGAGGAATGAGGAGAAAATGAGGCTGCTCGGGCCTGTATTAGGGCGGCTTCAATCAGAACTGCTCCAACCACTGATCTCCCGATCCTTTGCATTGCTCCTCAGGAACGGACTCCTCCCTGCCGCGCCTGAGGAGCTACAGGGTCAAGACATTGATATTGAATACGTTTCTCCGTTGGCAAAAGCGCAGCGTCTGACTGATTTGCAGTCTATGCTGCGTGGCTTTGAGGTGATGATGCAGGTTGCTGAGATTGCGCCTGTTATGGATTACTTGGATGATGACAAGCTTGTTCAGTATCTTGTTGAGGTCACTGGCATTCCTGCGCGTGTAATTCGCAGCAATGAAGAAGTGGCTCGATTGCGCGATGAGAAAGAGCGCGCAGCTCAACAGCAAGAACAGATGCAGCAACAGATGATGGCGGCTGATACCGCGCAGAAAGTAGCGCCGTTGGTTAAAGCTGTAGGGGCTTCTGAGCAATGAAACAACTAGAAGAATTAAAACTGGCATACAGGCGCACGTTTAACACTGATGACGGTGAAAGAGTATTGCGTGATCTCAAGACTAGGTTTGGTTTTGAGGCAACCACATTTTCTGGCGATCCTTATCAATCTGCATTTAACGAAGGACAACGCGCAGCTGTGCTGCTGATCGTCAGAATGTTGTCCGAAGGGAAGGAACCGCAATGAGCGAGGAGGCAATCCAAGATACTGGATCTCAAGAAGTTGCACCAGAGGCTGTTGTAGCTGATGCTGCACCAGTAGGATTTTTAGATAGTCTACCAGAGGAGCTTCGCAATGAGCCATCTCTGCGTACTTTTACTGATCCAGCTGCGTTAGCAAAAAGCTACGTTAATGCACAAAGAATGATTGGAGCTGATAAAGTTGCCATACCTGGTAAGTCTGCAACGCCTGATGAATGGCGTGAGGTTTATCAGAGGCTTGGCGCGCCTACGGAAGTGGGTGGCTATGAGTTTGAAGGGGATGTTCCTCTTGATGACAACTACATAGATGCGTTTCGTGAGCATGCGTTAAACGCAGGTTTGAATGGTCGTCAGGCCAACGAAATGATGAATTTTGTTCGTGGCACTATCACTGGCATGAACGAAACTTTAGAACAGTCGCGTGAGCAAGCTTTGCATGAGGGTGAGCAACAACTACGTCAAGAGTTTGGTCAAGCGTTTGAGCAGCGTGTAGAAATGGCGCAATTAGCAGCGCGTCAGTTGCTTGGTGATACAGAGATGTTTGACCAGATCACGCTGTCAGATGGGCGAATGCTTGGCGATCATCCTGAGATTGTTAAGTTGTTTTCTAACCTAGCTACTCAGATAGGTGAGGATAACTTGGCTGGCGAAACAACAGAGCTTGTTATGACACCAGAGGAGGCATCACGTCAAATTGCAGAGATGACTAGACGAGATGGCCCATACTTTGATAGAATGCACCCAGAGCATGATACTTACGTTGCCGAAGTATTACGACTACGGGAGTATATGTAGTGGATAACCGTAAGGCCCACAGTCAAACTTGTAAGGCAAGTGGAGTAGCTACCCTAAGTAGTAGCACGGCCCCGCAAGGGATAACCAAGCGCAGCAAACCTAAAACTGAAACTGTAAGGGGATGACATAATGTCTACTCAAATTACTACAGCTTTTGTCAATCAGTTTTCTTCAAACGTCCAGATGCTATCACAGCAAATGGGTTCTCTGCTGCGTAACGCGGTAGATGTAGAAAGTGTGAATGGCGAAAAAGCTTTCTTTGACCAAGTAGGATCAGCGGCTGCTGTTCTACGCACTTCACGTCATGCGGATACACCGATTGTGGACACACCACATTCACGCCGTATGGTAACAATGTCTGACTATGAGTATGCGGATTTGATCGACGATCAAGACAAAGTTCGCCTGCTGATTGATCCGACATCAACATACAGCCGTGCAGCTGCTGCTGCTATGGGTCGCGCAATGGATGACGTAATCATCTCAGCGGCTCTAGGTAACGCCTCAACAGGCAAAGACGGTTCAACAACAACAGCTCTACCATCAGATCAGAAAATTGCAGTTGCATCATCTGGTTTGACGATTGCTAAGTTGGTTGAGGCAAAGCAAATCTTGGACGAGGGCAATGTTGATCCATCAATCGCTCGTCACATCGTTTGTGCGCCAAAGCAAATCTCTGATTTGTTGAACAACACGACTGTAACATCTAGCGACTATAACACTGTCAAAGCGTTGGCGATGGGTGAAATCAACACATTCGTTGGCTTCCAATTCCACGTAAGCAACCGTCTAACGACTGATGGCTCTGGTGATCGCCAGGTTATCGCGTTTGCTGGTGACGGTATCAAGCTTGCAGTTGGCAAAGAGCCTGCGGCACGTATTGATGAGCGCGCTGATAAATCATACGCAACGCAAGTTTACTACTGTCAATCAGTAGGTGCGACACGTATGGAAGAAGCCAAAGTCGTTGAAATCGCTTGCAGCGAATCATAAGGAGACTAAAAAATGGCTACTGTATATTCAGCACAACGCACAAATTCACGCGCAACCCCAGCCGTGATGAACAAAGCAAATGAGCTTAGTGGACGTATCCGCGTGGCTCATGGCACATACGAGGCATCCGCACTAGCGTCTGGTGACGTTATTGAGATGTTTGTTTTGCCTGATGGCGCTCGTTTGTTGACAGGTTCTCTAGCGCATGATGCGCTTGGTGCATCAACAACATTGTCTGTAGGTTATGCAGCGCACACAAACGCGGCTGGTACAGCTGTGGCTGCGTCTGCGGCGGCTTACAAGGCAGCGGCTGCGTCAACATCTGCGGCAAAGAACGACATTCTTGCTACTCTAGCTCTAGGCTCAGGCACAGAGACAGACACAAACGAGGATGGCGTGGCAATCACAGTAACAATGGGCGGTGCTGCTGGCACTGGCACCATTGAGCTGACCATTATGTATGTGGTAGACTAATTAGGGCGGGGCGGGAAACCGCCCCTCTCTCCATTGCGAGGATGAGAGATGGCATCACAAGTTGACATTGCAAACTATGCGCTAAATTTATTAGGTGCTTCTAACATTTCTAGTTTTGATGAAAACAGTAAGGCTGGTCGTTTGGTCAATCAGTTTTATGAGGGAACTAGAGATTCAGTGTTTCGCTCACATCCTTGGAACTGCCTTATTCGTAGGGCAGAATTAGCGCAGGAAACAGACACGCCTGCGTTTGGCTATGCCTATCAGTATGCGCTGCCCACTAACCCATACTGCTTACGTGTCTTAGAGTTTTCAAACGGTACTCTATCGTATCCACAAGATAACATGACGAGTAACAGTGGTGGCCCTGTCTTTGCGATTGAAGGGCGTAAACTGCTGACCGATGAGGGTACTGTTAAGATTAAGTATGTGGCTAAGATTACTGATCCGCAAGAGTATGACGTAAGCCTAACACAGGTTATCGCGGCTCGATTGGCGGCAAACATTGGCTACGCAATTACAGGTTCTAACAGCATAGTACAAATGATGTACGCAAAGTATGATGAGGAAATCAAAGAAGCGCGCTTGAATGACGCTACAGAAGGTGCGCCACAGCGCCTAGAGGCAAGCGACTTTATTGAGAGTAGGTTGTAAGCATGGCAAGATCAGCACCCGCGCTAAGTTCTTTTACGGCTGGTGAGATTAGTCCACGTTTAGAAGGTCGTACTAACATCGAGAAATACCGTGAAGGTCTGTCCGATCTAACGAATATGGTGGTTATGCCTCACGGTGGCGTTACCCGCCGTCCTGGCACTGAATATCTTGGTGAGGTAAAAGACAGCTCTGTAAAGACGCGGCTTATACCATTTCAGTTTAAAACGACAGATACATACATCTTAGAATTTGGCGATCAGACTATGCGGGTATTTCGCAATGATTTGCAGGTTCTGGATGGTACGGACAAAAGCATTACTGCGATTACAAAAGCTGACCCAGGTGTGCTAACAAGTTCATCTCATGGTCTGAGTGATGGCGATGAGGTCTATGTGGATAGCATAGGCGGCATGACAGAGCTTAATGGTCGCAACTATCTCGTAGCAAATTCTACGACAAACACGTTTTCTTTGCAGGATTTGTTTGGCAATGACATAGATACAACAAACTTTACAACGTATACATCTGGTGGCACTGCAACAGAAATATACAATATTTCAACACCTTACGCGGAAGCTGACTTGTATGATCTGCGTTTTGTGCAGTCTGCGGATACTATGTACATTGTGCATCCCTCATATGATATACGTACGTTGACGAGAACGGATCACAATGCGTGGACATTTGCGACACTTTCTATAACTGGATCACCTTCTCCTAGCCTATCTGGTTCAGACAACCGCCCTAGCGTTGTTACGTTTTTTGAGCAGCGTTTAGTGTTTGGAGCAACAAACAACAATCCACAGACACTATGGTTTAGTAAAAACGGTAACTATACAGATTTTACTGTTGGCACGGCTGCGGATGATGCGCTGATCTATACAATCGCTAGTAACCAAGTGAATGCTATTCGGTATCTTTCAGCTACGCGGGTTCTTACGATTGGCACGTCTGGTGGTGAATATGTGCTTACGTCAACAAATGACGGGCCTGTTACGCCTACGACTACACTTATTCGCAAGTATTCTAACTATGGCTCGGCAAACATAGAGCCTGTTCAGGTTGCTGATGTTACGCTGTTTGTGCAGCGGGGTAATCGTAAGGTGCGTGAGTTTAAGTTTGTCGGTGACGTTAATACTGGCGGCTATAGTGCGCCAGATATGACTATCCTTGCGGAACATATTACGAATGGCGGTATTACTCAGATGGCATATCAGCAAGAGCCTGATAATGTAATCTGGTGTACGCGCGATGATGGTACACTTCTTGGTATGACATATCGCCGTGAAGAAGAAGTTGTTGCATGGCACAAGCATGTCATTGGCGGCGAGTTTAGCAGTGGTCAGGCTGTTGTTGAAAGCATTGCAACTTTGCCTACGGATACAGGTGAAGATGAGCTGTATATGACTGTTAAGCGTACAATAAATAGTACAACAAAACGATACGTTGAAAAGCTAAAGGTCTTTGACTTTGGCGATAACACTACGACTGCATTCTTTGTAGATAGCGGATTATCGTATAGCGGTAGTGCCACGACATCTGTATCTGGCTTGTATCATTTGCAAGGCGAAACTGTTTCTGTTTTGGCAAACGGAGCAAGCCACGCTGACAAAGATGTAAGCTCTGGCGGTATTACCTTAGACTTCTCCGCAACGAGTGCAGCTATAGGTTATGGCTTCACAAGCAACATGCAAACGTTGCGCATTGAAAGCGGATCAAGTGATGGGACATCGCAAGGTAAACCCAAGCGTATCCATGATATTACCCTTAGATTGTATGAAACTGTGGGTATTGAGGTCGGAAATGACGCTGGGGAGTTGGATAGAATACCGTTTCGTGATAGTTCTATGAATATGGATGAGGCTGTGCCTCTGTTCACAGGAGACAAAGAGATCGAGTTTCCAGGTGGTTTTGATGATGATGACCGTATCTATGTTAGGCAGACGCAACCATTACCAATGACGGTACTTGCGTTGTTCCCACGCATGAATACGTTTGACTTATGAGGTGATTAAATGGGTACGTTATGCGCGGTAGTTCCAGTCGTTACCTCAGTCATTGGTGGTGTTCGGCAAAAGAATGCCTCTGACAAAGCTGCTGCTGCCGCACAGGAAGCGGCTAACTTCAACGCAGAAATGATTGAGCGTGATGTTGACTTGTTGGAGCGTCAACGCGGAATTATCAATGCTCAGTTTGCGATAGATCAGAAAAGATTTAGAACACAGTTTGAAGATGACGTGCAGGGCGCTGCGCGCAACATGTTTGGTTATGCTGGTGTTGAGATGAGTGGCGGCACACCTTTAGCTGTGTTGCGTCAGAACGCGCGCGAGTTTGACTATCAGGCTGCTGTCAATGAGTTTAACAATGAAATGGTCAACATGCAGATTAGTGATGAGCAGGAGAATGCTCGACTGAATGCAGAGCTTGCGCGCATGGAAGGTGGCAGCACTGCTGCATCACTACGTGCGCAGGGTACGGCCTCTCTTATTTCCAACTTGGGTAAAGCTGCTACGCTTGGATATGAGCGTTTCGGCCCGTCCCAGCCTGGTCGTGGATCGCTCTTACCGTAGGATAACGCAATATGAAGATACCAGTTTATAGAGCAGAAGGTGGTTTAAGCACAGACACCCCAGGGCGTTCCATCCGTGCGCGTAGAAGCGTTCAGCAAGCGGCAAGGACAGAGCTTGCAAAAGCAGAGCCTATGAAAGCTTTACTAGACTCTGTGAATGAATACACAGAG